CGGAACCACACTCTACCCCTTCCAGCGACAAATTGCCAAGAACCTTAAGAGCTCTCAACTCATCGTCACTGATACTTTCAGCTTGCTCTATCAGTATGTCTATCGCCGACCGGACGTACTCGGTTTTAATATTGTCAGTCGCTGCCGAGTAGTCGAAACTCAACAGCGCGGCGCCGTTCAACCTACTGATGTGCCTCTCGGTTGGGTCCCCGACAAGCAACCACCCTTTCCTTTTCAGGCTGTCGTACAAACTGTAATGCATAGGAGCGAGTAACCGCGTGTTCTCGGAAGAATACACGGTGACCACCCTCGGCTTACCAGACGAAAAGACAAGCTCAGTCCGGAAGTCAGTCGAGAACTCCTCTACATTCCAATTGCCCCCATCCTTCCGCTTGAAACGCCGGGTAGCGTTACCGTTAGGAATAAAAGGGCGCCTTCGACGGTCCCATCCTTTGTCGACGTTTGCGCGAAAAGCCTCTCGGAACCGAGACAAATGCGACAAATCAACTGGCTGTTGGCGAGACCTATCCTCTTTCCACTGGCTTAGCTTTGACTGAAAAGAAGGCAAACAGTACTTGCAGCAAGATCGTTCAATCTTCTGCACAGTTTTGAAGCTGAGTTCCCAGACTGGATCAACGTCTGAGAAGCATTGTCGTACGGCGTTCCGAAGGCCACCGCACTCTATTGAAGCCGGCAGGTCACGGATCAATGGCAAGTCGAACCCCTTAAACCATTTCACCAATTGCTTTGCTCTACCTGCTAGAGCCTGACTCAACATGCATCCGCCGTCGTCGCGTGGCAACACCGTATAAGGGTTGTTACTAGCGATGGCAGGAACATTACAAGTCAAGTCACTCATTAAGTCCGTTTCTTTTAGTTCCGTAATTTCAGGGGGACCATCTCCCTCTTCAGGGCCGAGCCTGGCAAGTACTTCTTCGATAACCCAATCAGGGTCGTAGCTGATCCTCTTAGAAATCAGTCTATCCCTGAACGCATGGGCTCCTCGATAAGGAAAATCACGGAACGCGCCATCACCACACTCACTTCTTTTTATTCCCCCCTCCTGGTTCGGGTAGGGAATGTCGAACATCGGTAAAGAACCATTGGCCATATACCAGTCGCGGCGTGTTACACACTGGCGATCACGACAATGCAAGGTTTCGCCAACCCAATGCTCGTAGGCGAGGGCGTCGTCTGACCTAGCCCTACTTTGGTTCACACAAGACCCGCCCGGTACCAACGAACCCGAAAC